TTTACTAGCCTTGTCAATAACTAAAGCAAGAGTTGTAATATCTTCATTTGCTTTTCCTGTTGCTCCACCCAAGAATGCCGCTTGTTGTGCATACTCCCTGACTGTACCAGCGCTAACTGCAAATTGGTCAGCTAAGTTCCCTGCAAATTTTGAAGTTCTTTTCAATTGAGATTCAAGAGCTTCTCCGGAGAGATTTGCTTGTTTAAATCCGAGTTCAAGATATTCGGAAGCCTCCATACTCTTTTTACCAGCTTCAAGAAGACCTTCAAAGCTACCAACAATACCTGAAACACCACTCATTAAGGCTGAACCTCCAAAGACTTGGAGAATACCTCCGAACATATCTTTGAAATCCATACCAGAGAATTTATGTTTCATTCCTTTGCCAAGTTCTTCACCTGCTTTTTCTCCAGCTTTCTTAGCTTCATCAGGAATCTTTGAATCATCAATCTTGGGTGTTACTTTAACTTCTCCCACACTTTCCGTTTTAGGAACTGATACATTGACAGCAGAAGCATTTTTCAGGTTTTGAAGTAATTGTTCGGTCTTGGTTAGTTCAGCTTCAAGTAGTTTATATTCTTCTGTGCTTGCTTTCCCATCACTTGCCAATTGAGATAAAGCAGATTGTTGAGCAGAAACAGCTTCCTCTGCCTTTACTATTATTTCATCCAGTCTTTTTCCTGCTTCCTGAAAAGCTGAAATTAATGTGTCAGTGTCAATTTGACTAAAGGATTCAGAAATTGCATTTAATTCGTCAGGGTTAATTGAATTTGACAACTCATTGAGGTTAAGACCTTGCAAAGCAGAATCAAGTTCATCTGCCGATGTCACAAGATTTTCGATTTCCTGCAAAGCAGATTCATCATTTATAGCTACATTCAGGTTTGATAAAACTTCACCCACATCAGACCCGCTTTGAGAAAGTTCATCGAGAAAATTTGAAAGCGTTTGAATTTGGGATATAAGTTCTTCCTTATTGATTTTAACTTCCGGTTGAACTTTGCTTAAAATAGAAGACATTTCATCGGCAAGTTTTTCAACCTGGGATTTGTCTGATTTTAGACTTACAAGGAAGTCCAACACTATTTGAAAATTTTTAGCCAATAATATCAACCTTTAAAATCATGGACTTGAGTTTATGAGAATTTCCAAAGAAGTAATTGCATCTACAAACAAAGCTTTCCTTACTTCTTCAAATTTTGTAATATCATTTTTAGTTAATGCAGGCAAATACCAAATATCAACTCTTGCATTGGCGAGTCTCGATTTCAGTTCACCTTGATTATAGCAATTTTGCATTTTCTCTTGCTCTTCAATTAGCTTTCTTTGCTCATATTCCCGAGCATAGTCTTCTGTAAAATCGGCAATAACATTTCGATTCCGTTCCGCTTCCTTTCTCCTTGAAGCAAGATGGAGCCTGTCTGTTGCTTCCCGATACCTGTAAAAAAATCCTTTATGCAACTCCTTAAATCTTCAAGATGAATTACTGGAAGGCTTTTAATCCAAGCCTCAACATCATTTTCAGCTTTGTCTTTATTGAAAGGTTGAACTATACCATCCTTTGTTTCCCTTAAAAGGTAACTTAGGATAATAGACAACCATTCTGCTCCACGGCTTCTGATAACCTGTCTGAAAGATTCAGGTTCCGAGTTAATCTGATTAATCTTAAATTCTCCGGCTTCCCTTGCCAATTCTGCTTGCTCAACCGAGAGAATGTTAAAGTCATATTTAAAAGTTTTTCCATTGAAAGTAAAATCCAATGGCTCAATCGGTTTATAATTTGTTTCTTCACTCATAATTCATCCTTATAAAAAATGTATTTCATTCAATCTTTTAGTAAATCCAAATAGCTTTATAACTACTCTTGGTCTGTATTCGACTGATTCAACCTCAATTGTGTGATTCATAGCATAGTTTGATATGCTAATCTTCATTCCACCTGTTGAATTGATAGCTTTTGGTGGATCATAACCGTTCTGTGTCCAACCTCTTGCTGTTCCCAGTATCAAAGTTACTGAGTACCTGCCTTTTAACAGTTCCTCGAAAATAAAGTCAAGTCCGTTATCTCCGATTCTGTTATAAGGAATATAAAGCGTAGCTTCAAACTTATACCCAAGCCTCCTTATTGTTCCCAAGTGTGTGTTTCTTGCAATTGCAGTCACATTAAAACTTGATTCAGCTTCAAGATTATGGATTACAATATTAGCATCATACGGATCACCCCAATCAACCTGAGAATAAAATTCCACCGCTCTTATTGGCATAAGAAAAGCTTCATTGGCAAAATTCTTGAAAATCATTTCTATCATATTGGATTCGCATAGCTTAGGTTAAAAGAAACTTCCGGCAAATCTTTTATATCTTCAATGTAGGTCAAAGGAAACTTCCCGGATTCAGTCATAATTTGCACATAACTGCCCCAGGTTGAACCTTTGAACAAAGAAATGTATTTGAACCTTGCCACCCAAAATGATTGAAGGAATTCAAAAATTGTAGAATCGATTTCATCGGAACTTATAATTATTTCCAAATCTCTGTGAGTATAGAGTAGATGACTGAATTTTCTTCCGTTTAAAAGAACTCCGGTTTCTGCAGTTGTGCTTACAACAGGATCAGTACATTTTACTGTTTCAAATGTCGTTTGATTTGAAGCATTTTCAACAAATGATAAGTCAGTCAACTTCGTATCAGAATATCTTAAAGCTATCTCTTTCATGTTTGCTCCAATACACCTGATTCAAAAGGGAATTCATTAATGTTAAGAATGAAACTTTTAGCAGAATCAATTTTTCCAAGTGCAATAATCATATCTTCAGTATAGTTTGGAGAATCAAGAATCGTTTCTGTTATATTCAATCCTTCTTCATTCGTTCTGGCGTAAATCTGCCTACCAATCATCTCAAAATTGTAACTATCTGATACTACTCTTCCAGAAATTTGAACCAAAATTGAATCACCTCCAATACCGCTTTCCTTAGCAATACCAATAATTCTATTCTGGAAATCGCTTAAACTTTTACTTTTTGCTATTTTCCCAGTGTCTGTAAGCATAACGGCATCACCTTCTGATATAATTTCATCTTGATCGATGTCATAGTTTTGAACAATGGTTGAATCATCAGCTACGAAACTATCTCGAGCAGATGAAATCATAAACAGAGGTAACAGTTCCTCACTGCCTTCCCACCAACCGAATGCAAATCTTTCAAGACTATGAAGTTTTAATTTCGTTTCAGGTTTTTGAAGGTTAATTTCAATACCAACTACAACAAAATCATTTTGAACTTCAACTTCCGTCCAAGAACCACTAACATACCTTTTAACAGTTTCAGTCAGCTTAACTTTTGAACCAAGTTTAATGTTTTTCCAGGAAGAGTTTGAACCATCTTCGTTTTTAGAAAATCCATTCCAGAAAGGAACAGTAAGGTTGTATTCTGTTTCGTAATAATGTTTATCCCTCGAGAGAACATAGTTGACATATTTAGTCAAAGAATCAAAATCAACATCATCACCGTTTATTTTAGTAAAAATCCTTGAGGCAGGTCTCCAAACATCAGGATTTCCCATCCTTTGTATTTGAGTAGCTTCCATAGGTTTGGTCATTATATATAATCCTGTATGCAGGTGTTCAAGCGAACTACTGCCTCCATTACCCGGGGCATTCAAAATTGTTTGTAAAGCTGTTGTATTCCAATTGTTCTTGTTTCTGCTAACATTCAAAGGGATGATATAATAAGCATGACCTCCATAATCATTAACAGCGCAGATTACAGCTCTGGTAACAGAAGTTGATAGCAATAACCTTTGAGATTCGATCCCTTTCTTTTCCTTATCATATTTTCTTTGCTTGTCTGCATCCTGAAATTTCTGCGATGGTTCTGCTTCATTTGTGTTGGGTTTGTTTGAAACATCATCAAATTCATCAACGGCATAATTATTGGCAAGTCCGTAAAACTGATTTGATTCTTTTGTAATGATTGAGCTTGTGTCAAAACTTGCTTCATTCACTCCAATAATATAAGTATAGTCTTCTTCTACCAATCCTTTTCTTGACTTGAATTCAAGGTTTAGGGTTGTTCCCGATGTATAATTGATAAAGAGATAAGAAGCAAAACTTCTGGCTATTTCAAATAACAAATCAGAAATAGTTTCAATGTTTCTAAAAGAATAAGCATTCTCACTTGAAATCTGACTTTTCTGCCAGTCTGTTTGTTGAGAGTTACCCAAAGCAGGATCAACCATTTTTCTATGAATAAAAGCGGAACTCCAATTGCTTCCACCGTTTTGAGTAGAGAGCTTTAACTCGATTCTTTTTGATTGTTCTGCCTTAATTTCTTTTATTTGTTCTGAATGTTCATCTTTCAATGATATTGATACAGGGCAGGTTTGAAGTCCTAAAGTTCCTTCAATCAGATTAAAAGTAAGTGCAGTATTGGTTAGTTCTGATATAATGTCCTTTGCTTTTTTTAGGTACTCATCTATGACAAGATATAAATTTCCCAAAGGACAATTATAAACAAGGTTCCCAAGTGATGGTATTACATCGATAGAATATGTCAGTCTATACTGAAAAATTGATTTCATTGAAGTCCAATTTTCAGCTTCAAATCTCTGGTAAATATTATTTATTGGAGTTCCTTCAAGATTCTCAATTTTACTCGTCATTTTCACTTGGTCGAGGATTGAAATATCGAAACTATAAGCTGATAGCTTGTATTCTCTTTTTGGATTCACATTGAATTCGTATTCTTCTCCAAACCATAGTTTATCAGTTCCTGAGACCTTACTTCCAATTTTACCAACAAAAAGCATTTCACTTAAAATAGGCTCATCACCCATGAACAAAGCACAGTACCTGTTTACTTTAATGTTAGTAGAATCCAGAACAAAAAACATTGCTTTTTCATCATCTTCATTTTGACAGGCAAGATGATTAATGGAAAAAGGCAGTTCGTCAATTGCAAAACTGCCTTCTTCAGTATTCAAATCTTTCTTTACCGATTCAAGCAAGAAAATATCTGTCTGCGTACCGGTATCTTGAAACAATTCTGAATAATTGTCCGACACCGCAAAGATAACAGACTGCATTCCGAAATGATATTCGGTAAAAATATATTTCTGCCAGAATCTCATTCTTCATTCTTAGCTGTAAACAATGTTTGTAATAACTGCAACATCGCCTTCCAAGAGCTTTTGAGCGTCTGTTGAAATAATAGCTGGAGGTTTAATTCCTTCAACATCTTTTCCTGTACCGCCAAGCTTCCATGTGATTTCACCGAACAAAGTTGTTCCGGTTAAATCGGTTTCTTCAATAGTTGAATCCTTGTAAGAAACAAAAGTCATGGTTAAACTTGCAGGACTGTTGTTCAATTGCTGTTCGATGTCATTACTTATTTTTCCAATCATGTGAATGAATCCGTCAGGCTTTCTCAAAGATGTATCTGTTCTTGCCTTGTGAGAATATCCTGTTCCGATAGTAATAAGGAATTTCCCATCAAGATTTTCTTTAAGAGCTTTAATAAAAGCAGTCCAGGAATTCAATTCCATTGGAGCTTCGTTTGCCACAAGGGTAATTTCTCCCTTGCTTGTAGCATCGCTTGATGTACCTGCAGGTGTAATATCGGTTTCATCAATACCCGAAAGAATAAGATTTGTTTTCGGAAATCTCCAGATAGCTCCGTCAGCCCTGTTAATATCAATATTATCAGAACTCTGTGAACTTGAACCGGGTTTCAGAATCTTATAAGTTGAAGATTGAAGGTTGTTAAACTTCCAAAGCTCTGTCAAAGCTCCTGAATCAATCTTATGAATCCATCCGAATGGTGAGCCGGACAGGATTATTTTTTTGTCAGTCGTTACTGTAGTTGGCATATTTACCTCTAAAATTATTTATTGATTTCTTTATTAGTTTCTGGCGTAGCTTCTATTTTATCCTGTTCTTCTTCAATAAAAGGAACAGCTTTTATTTCGTTCAATAAAGCTATAACTTGTTTAAATGGTTTGTCTTCCATAAGGTTAACAATTTTATTTAATGTTTTGTCTGAAATAACATATTCCATAATTTTTCCTTTATTTTGATCCTGTACAATTATTACCCTCGGTTGTTCCAAGGTATTTAACATGAATATAACCGCCTAATAACTGCCTGAACAATCCATTAGGCAAAGTAACCCTGTAATTAACATCCCTCGAACCACAATCAGCAGATTGAGCATAGAGAATGACTGAACCTTGCAATGAAAAATTAAACCATTTAATATCAGGGTGTGTAGCAGTTTGAGTAATGACACCACTCTTATCAACTGTAATCCAAGAATCTCCGGGTGTCATCAAGTCCAAAATTTGAGAAGCCGCGCATGTGGCTAATGTAACCCTGTCAGCTTCAAATTCTTTCACTTCCACGTATGCATGAACTTCGTAAAAGCCATCGTAAGGCAAACCTTCGTTGGATAAAATTGGAACATTACCTGTAAACTGAGATTGTCCAAGTACAGGAGTTGCAGGTATCGGATACCTTTTAAACCAATTAACCTGTCTTTTTTCATAACTTACTAAAATCCAAGTATCACCGGTATAGCTATAAGAAAACTCTGCCTTGACGATTTCGGTTAAATCGGTATCAGTCCTTGTATCAATCCTCTTATGATTTGCCGGAATCTGATTTGGAGAATTATTCTTGATATTAAACCAAGAACCATCTTTTGCAGTATAAACAAACCTTCTACCTTTGATTGTTTGCCAGTCGGATATAGTTTGGTCAGAACCTATAAAGTGCATTGTACCTAATGTTCTTGGAATATTATCATCATATCCTTCAGCTAAATTTGGATTCCAACCTGAAGTACTAAGAAAATGACTAGTTCCGTTAAAAGCAGTTGATTCAATTCTTGGATTCAAGTGGTCAACAGCGTCATTATCTTCATAAGTCCAGGGCATACTATCCCAAGTACACCATTGGAGACCGTCCCAAACCCAAAGCTTGCTGTTTGAATAAACAGAATAACCCTTATGAGTTAAATCAAGACCAGTAGGAAAAGAAGAAATGTTCTCAAGTCTTCCTTTTAATATCTCGGAATAATTCATATCCAAATCATCGAGTATTGGCGTTGCTGGCATTTTAGAACTCCTATCCGATGATAACCACGTTATAAACTTTCCCGGTTGTTGGAGCAACTTTGAAAGTGAATTTCGCAGTGTTTGTATCAAATCTTTCAATAAGCGGATAAGCGGTATATCCTGTAGTGTTTTCATAGACATCAATAAAAATATCTTTGTTAGCAAGATTGTGAGTTATTGAGAAAGTGGTTGTAGTATTATCTCCTGTGATTGTTCCCAAGACTTTTTTATTCTTGTAAGCTCCTTTGAGTTCAATCTGATTACTGCCGTTAATCTGTAATGTAGTGTTATCTACATTGATTTTAAGACCGCTTGCAGATTTTGTAATTCCGCCAGTTGAATCAAGTTTGGCTTGTAGGGTATCAGCTGAAATTTCAATAGATTGGTTGTCAACATTAACATCAATTTGATTTCCTGTTTTAGATAGACCGTTTCCTGCAATGATTAGAGCGGCTCCAGTGAATTGGGAGAATACAATAGCAGTTGTTCCAAGAGTTCCACCCTGATCCGAAGTACAAACCCAAGCTGTATCTCCATTTACCGTACCTTGTTCAATGAATACTGCCGCAGAAACAATTTCATTCCAGGCATCTGCATCTGTGGCTCTTGACCAAGTAGAAGCTGCAACAACATAGATACCGTTCTGGCTTGGAGTAGTCTGATCTTTTACAAGAATTCTGTCTCCGGCTACCAAAGCAACTCCATCAACTGTTTGCGTTCCCGACAAAGTCAAGTTAGCTGTTGAACAAGCCTTCACGCTGTTTTTCCAATCAAATCCTGCAACCGCTGAATCAACATAATTTTTTGTTGCCGCATCTTGAGGGTTTGTCGGGTCTGCAAGGTTTGTAATCTTTTGGGAATTAAGATTCAATGATGCAGTTGGAACAGCCATTTGGTCAAGTCTGTTTGTCCGAACTGCAGTATGAAAATCTGTAATATCAGTAGAAGTATGATTATGAGAAGGCAAATCACTTGAAAGCAGAACGGTAGCGGCTGTAACTCTTCCTTTAGTATCAATAGTAAGTTTGGTATAAGTACCAGCCGAAACTCCTGTGGGATTAAGGTCAACACCTGTTGCCTGAATCCTTAAATCAGTTCCATTAAGTTTTAAATCAGCTTTTATCTGATTATTGGTATCGTCATAAGTAAAATCAATAGAGTTGGTGTCAATCAAAGCATTACCGACAGCGTCCTGTGAGGCTTCGGTGAAATCTGATATTGAAGCTGATGTATCTGTTCCTGTATGATTTGCCCTATTCAGATAATAAGAACCATGCTGTCCATCCAAAGTATCTGAATCATCTGCAAGATTTACTCTTCCATCATTATTGGTATCATAAACTGATTTCTCCATGTCAGGATAAACCCAGGAAGTTGCCGCTTTGTAGCCAAACTTACCATTTCCTTTTACCGAATCTGTTTTAGCTGTGTTGTGAATAATTTGACCTGCTAAAGGAGAAGCAGGTTCCGAAGCAAGATTCTGGACAACTGCATTTCTTATTTCATTTTTATCGAGGTCTAAATATCCTGTGCTATTCAGAATTTTCAGAACACCTGATAAGTCTATGTCATTTAAAAAAGGTATCGGCATATTTTATTTCCTTAGTTACAATAAGCTATCCCTGCAAAAGGATATTTAAATGTTATTCTCAATTCGTTATTCGATAAATGTTCGATAAATCCGTAAACAACTGCTCCTGAACTATCAACAGTAGAAACAGAAGGTTTTTTTTGAAGGTTATGTGTAACCGTCCAAACATTACTCGCTGTAGTTTGTTCAAAGACAAAATACTTGTCTGCAATACCTTGCTCAATTTCATCAGCTTTGATTTTACCAAGTTTGTTATACTTGATTTCACCATTAACAATTTCAGCTTTCTGTATCCACATCGCATTGCTCAATCCTCATTTAACTGCTTTGCCCAATAAAAAACCTATAACAGCTCCCCCAAGTGAATAAGCAGATGCTTCCCACCAAGGTCTGTCTTTAGTGATTTCCTTAGTAATTGTAATTGTAATTGTTTGAATCAAAGTGCTGTCAGGTTTCTTCTTAATCCATAAATCAAAGTTATTGGCAGGAAATTCAATCTTTGCATAGACAGTGTCCTTTTTGATAATTGTATCAACAACCGCAATAAAAGGTTGTGTTTGAATAATGGTATCCCTTGTATAGACAATCTTTGTTTTTGCTTTTTCAATGATTATCGGTTCTGCCTGTTTTACAACAATAACAGTATCTCTTTTGATAATGGTTTGAACCGAATCACTACAATTCTTTGAACTTCTTCCAAGGAAGAAACTCAATAAAAGCACTATGATTATTAATGCCAAAGCAAATATGTATTTATACTTTTCCATCATATAGGTTTGAATCCTAAATATCCTCTTAAAACCATTCTGCCTAAGAAGTGATTAACATTTCGTTTCCTGAAATAAACGCCTTCGCCATCATCTTGAGAACCAATATTGCCTGTACTTGTATTGAATCCTACTGTTTTAATCCAACCTGCTTTCAGAACTTCAATTATTCTCTCAACATGACCTTTCCATTCATTAGGTTTTCTCCAGAATATCAAATCATTATCAAAAGGAGTTGGTGTCATTTTGTAACCGACTCGAATTGCCTCATTAAACACAGTAACAGTTGAACCTGTCTTGTAAATTGGAATATATGTTAAAGGATATTTCAAGTCTAAACATGCAGAATAGAAACACCAATATTGACCAGCCGCGCAGTAAGCATCTCCTTTGAATCTGCCAACTGATTTCAGGTATTGTTCTACTTTGAATCCGTCATTTTTCCCGGTCTCTTCTCTTACTCCAACCTGAGCAATTGCCGAATCTCTTGATGCTTTAATCAATTTTGTTTTGCAAGGTATTAAATACTTAGTTGCAGACAAACTATCAATAGTGGCTGCCAAAAGAAGAAATATCACTAATATTTTAAGCTTTGTCATAGTTGTAATTTTGAGTTCGTAATTGATTGAATAATGTCATAACTCGTTTTGCATAATAAGAAGCATGCCCATGTTTCTTGTAATACCTTTTCATTCCAGTAAATCCCATATTATAAGCTGTCAGAGCTTTTGCGGTATCGTTTTTACATTTGTTCAGGTAATGTTTTAATATCCCTGTTCCGCTCATGATATTTCTGTGGGAATCGTAAGTGCCACACTTAACCTGCATTAATCCTTTGCAATTATCTTTTCCTTTTGCCTTTGAGAAACTGTTTGATTCAACCGTTATAACAGCTTTTATTAGCTCGACTGGTAAATCATATTTCTTTGAAGCAGAAGTGATTGACTTTGCAAAGCGATTTTTTCTGTCATGGTTCTTATGATTAGCCTGACCACTTACAACAAAAAAGAAGAAAAGAAATGCTATTGTCAATAATATCTTCATTCAATTTATCCTTAATTTGAGAACTGAGCAATGTAAACACCCAATACAATCAGACCAACCAAAACATGTACGCTTAGAAAGACTTTCCCGATAACATCATACATGCCTTGTCTTTCAAAGTCTGAAAACTTATCGTCATCTCCTTTAAGCAATGCTTTTGTAAAGTTGATTTTTGTATAGGCGTAAAGAGCAAGACTGCTTAGACCTATAGCAACCGCTTCAAAAAAAGCTATGAAAAGGAAAGTCTGGATTTCAGCTATTCCCGGTTTCATAAAAAAGAATGCAAGGATTCCTATAATAAACCATACTGCATGCCTTGAAACAAAATCAATTGCGGTTTTTATTTTCTCGTTCATTTCAAATTCCTTTATTTATGATTAGTTGTCAAATGATTATGAAATTTCTCATGAAGGTCATTCAATAACTTTTTTATGTCCTCAAGCTCCTTCCTGATTAAATCATCATAGATGTCAACCCTTTGCTCGAGGAGTTTCACTCTCTTTTCAAGGTCATTGAACTTTTCAATATCCGCCAACTTCTTGGAGAACACTTCTTCATTGGCTTTTCTGTTATCTCTTTTCAGCATGATGTAAAAAGTGATTAAGCCAACTATTAACAAACCAAACTGAATTATATCATCTGCAAAATTGTGAATCAAATCCATCCTTATTCTCCGATAAAATAAACTGATGGTAACATAAATCTCATTTCATAATGCCATTTATCTTCTTCAACAAATAGAAACTTTTCGGATAAGGGATATAGTTTTAGATTTTCTACATAGAAATCATTGGTAATAGATTGTCTTACCCTTTCAAGAGTATCATAAGCTCCCAAGTGAGACCTTAGATTTCTGACGATAACAATTACATCAAACTCTATCATTCTTGCTTGCTGTTCAAGTCTTGGATTCGTATAGTTTGAACCTTCATAGCTTACAAGAACTGCTCCCTTAGGATGAATAAGCTCATAATCCTTTTCATTGTCCGGGAAAGGTTCGACTGATAAATCAGGTATATCCGATTTAAGCTTTTCTATAATTGCCGATTCTATTTCTTCAATTTTCATCAGTAGTTTTCCAATATTTCTTTAGCAATTACTGGCTTTCTTTCCGAAACAAGAAAGAATCCCGGTCTTGTTTCAGGACTTCCTTCATCAAGAATTATCATCCCTTTTTGAATCTTCTCAAGGGTTGATATTCCGTCCTTGTATAAGTTCTGTATGTTGTCAAATACTTTCCCCCTGCGTTTGTAAAGCTCGTATTTGACTATGTCAATACAAAGCTTCTTAATAATTGAATGTTCTTTCTCCAAAGGAAGACCGTACCTTGACCTCAAAAATCCATCAATCAACTGGGTAGATTCGGAAATGTATTTAATTACTATTTCCTCGTTTACTTCATTAGGATTTTCATCATTGCTAAGTTGAGCAACAACCTTTTCAGTCAAGTCATCCTTTATATCTTGAACATTGCAATACATCAGACCACCGTTGCAGAAATTATGGCATTAGGTTCATGGATGGTTGGCAAACTCTTTTGTTCCACTTTCCAATCCAAAGCTGTCTTGTCTTCGTTGGTATTTGTTTCAACATATAATTCATTTGGAATAATCTTCAAATTTCCATTATCAATTCTGTAAATTGGTCCGGAATGAATTCTAAATCCAGGAGACTGACTTGCCACCATAATTGCCTTTTTGGGATTTATCATGTCAGCTGTTGTATCATCAGGCTTGGTATATTGCTGGTTATATTCGTAAATATCAATGCCCATAATCCTTCCTATATATAATCCTGAACGGGTAGCTGTTTGATTCAAATCAATAACACCGACCCTATTATTATTGGTATCAAGTTCTTTCTTTATTGAATCATTTCCAAGAAAGGCATCAGCAGATTCACTACCTAGAATAAGAGTATCTGCATTAACTCCGCATCTTTTCATTATGTTTCTTTTCCAGTTTCTTAACTGAATCAGAGGTTTTGAATTTGCAGAACTCCATTTATCGCCAGATGCTAAGGTTAGCAGTTGAACATCATTCTTGAACTCAAAATCAACAGTGAACTCAATATTATCCTGGTTAATTTCGATTTTGCCGTTTGAAATTGCCTCGCAAGCCATTTGCTCTCTGCGTCTGATAATCCTGTTCTTCAGTTCTTCAAGCTCCTGTAGAATCATCTGATTTGCAATTCTTACACTATCATCACCATTTGAAACATAAATATTTCCGATGGATTTGTAATTTGCCAACTCAATCGCAGTAAATACTTTCTTTTCAAAGGTTCTTGGTAAAGTCAAAGTCTTAACTGATCTTGATAATTTCTTTATAATCTGAGCTCCTTCGTAAGGATTTACGAATTTTGCAAGTTTATCGGAACCCGTGATTATTTCAATATCGATTTTATCAGCGGCATGATACTGTTTAGTTTTGAATAAGGTATTCAAGATAAAAGGTTCCACCATTTGAACTCTGTTTATCGCATTGGTCAAACTTCTGGATTCAAACATATCTATTAATGCGCTCATTATTTTTCCTCCTTGATAACAATTGAACCTTCGTTATATACACCGGACTTAATAGTATGAACAGCAGATAAACTATCCTTGAGAAATTCTCCATGAACATACATAAATCCTTTGCAATCTGAATCAGAGGCATCAACATCACAACCAAGAATACCCACAAGGTTTTCTGAACCGTTACTTGCAGCTTCGTCCCAAAGTTTAAATTTGCCTTTGTCGGGATTTGCTTCTGCTGTAATTAATCCCAGACATGTTCCTCGTTTCAGATTCTGCCCTGATAAAATGACTATGTCACTTACCTCCATTGTCGGATGTATTCCGGCAAAGATATCCGAGCTTGAACTTTCTGAAAGTGTTGTTATTCCATATTCTGTACTCATTTTAGTTTCCTATAATTTTCAATTTTTAGATTTGTTATATTCTTCGATGTATTTGTTTTGCTCGTCAAGTTCTTCTTTTGAACTCAGAAGTTCTTTCCTTGCTATTTCATTGAATTCAACTTGAACTGGAAAAGATTCAATCAGTTTTTTAATCAATTCTTCTCCGTTAATGGAAACCATTTTCCCGTTCTCGGCAAATTGGTATCCGGAATTATTTGTTCTAACGGCATCAAAAGCAAGTTTTACGATTTGCTTCTGAGCAGGAACCAAGCGACCTGTTTGAGACTTGAAGTATTCATTAAACTTCATATCGTTGTTGTCCCTTTCGAGAAGTTCAAGCTTCTTTTGAAGTTCTTGAAATTCTTTTGAATCTTCAAATTTTGGATTATCATTTTTGGTATTACCGTTAGTAGTGTCACCATTTGAAGCTTGATTTGAACTAACCTCTTGATTACCGTTCTGATTTGTGTTATCAGGTTGGGATGTTAGATACTTGTTTTTAAGAACTTCAAGCTGTGCAGCAGTCTGGTTTGCTATTTCTTCATTGAAAGTTTCATTTAACCACCCCAGTAAATCCTGAAATAGTTTTGTGTAGTTTTCTGGCATATTAGCTCCTTGAAAATTTATTAATTTTTGATTGGTGTCAGATTTGGTTTTTCCTCCTTCAAAATTTTCAGATTTTGAGGAAGAAGAATAATATATATTTCTTTTCCTTTCCTTTCCTTTAATAGCATTGGTATCGCTTTGCGTTTGTAATGCGTTCGCATAAGAATCGGATAACTTTGTTTCTGCATTCTTTTCAGAACCGAATGAAATGAACTGTTTTTCCCCACTGAATTCAGAATCTTTAAGACCTTTTACAGCAGGTGGAACTGCTCCCAGAAAGCCAACATGCCTTAACATCATGTCAGGGTAAAGAGCAATTGAAACTTTCTTATATCTGCCTTCTTTGATTAATTCTTCAAACTGCGGATCAATTTGAGAGAATTTAGCTTCAATGGTGTCTCCATTCTTTTTGAGTTGTTCAACCCAAGCATAAGCAGGAGAATTGTTGACAGGGTGTCCAATCACAACTGGAGCGTCATGTCTTTCATCGGGAAGTTGATTATTATACTTCTCGATTATGGCGTTCAAGTCTTCTTCAGTCCACTCACGTTCATTTCCGTTGGCGTCTGTATGTAATCCTGCTTTAAAAACTTCTTTCCACATTTTCTTTATGTGTTTTGTTCAAAATTATCTTTCTACAAACGCAAACTTATTGAAAGCTACAATCTTGCTAAAAGCACTCAATAAAGGTATTAAATGTATTCATTAAATGTAGTGATCAATAACGATAATAATTTTTCTTAGATAGAAATTCTAAAATTGTAAAATGAAAAGCTTAAAACAGATATACTATCTTAATCACATATAATATTGATTATTAAAAATGTAAAAATGTGATCGATTTAAATGTATTTTTGTACAAATTAATAAACTATTAAAGATATAAAAAATCTAAAATTTTTATTAATTATTTGTAAATAGCAGCAAAATAATATTTTTAAGTGTGTTGATTTTCAAATATTATTATTTTTTAAACAAAAAAATCAAAATTGTTCTCTTTTAATTTATATTCTTCCTTTTTTAGTACTGAATAATAGTACCTCTCTAAAAAATCATATAACACCAATTCGTGAAACCGCTGATTTGATTTGAAAATGCGGTTGATTGACATATGTATAATACTTGATAAAAAATCATTAATTGAAATATCAAGTCTATTAGTTTTTTTTAATTGCAAAATAAAATTTATATCCTCATTGATTCTTTCAGTCCTACCTTCCAATAAGGAGTAAAGTATTGTAAATTCATTTTCATGAAAATTATTAGAGAGTAATGCTTCTATAGTTTTCTTGTTTTTTCTATATTTATCACTTAGTTGTTGCTTAACATTACTATTAATTTGAAATTCCTGACTAAATCCATTTCTCATATTCTTTGAAAAGTCAAATTTTTTTTTTGTATCTAATTTAAAATCATTTAAATAGCAATCAATTGACTTTAAACAGAATTGCCATCTAAAATTTTCACCATCGATACCTTTAATTCTAGATAACATATTCAAAATCACTAAGCTATCTTGATAAAAAATAGACTCTGAAGAAACTATTGTATTTAATCCATATCTTTCTAACTCTCTTTCATAAGTATCAATTTGCACCTTCCAAATTATACCATCATTAAGTAATGGTTTGGTATAAGAAGAAACAAGTAGTATCAAATTTGAAAAATTATCTATAGAAGAAAGATGAAATCTAACACGTAAATGAAAATTAGGATCTTTGTATCTAATAAAGAACCACTTATCAATCCAATTACAACTAATTGCAATTTCACTAATAGGTTTAATTATACTTTTAAGAAAATCATCGGCACTTTTCGTTCCTATGTAAAATTTATAATAAATCCATTCATCACCTATTATAAAAGTTCGTTCTAGATTTATATAATTAATTGATTGCATTATTAAAAATTTTCATTTTTGTAAAAACATAATATAAATTCATTAGTAAATTTTCCTTCATTATTTTCTACAACAAAACTATCACTTTCAAAAAGAAATTCTTCAAGTTTTATTATTGCTTTTTTTCTTATTAGTTTATTAAATAGATTTATATGAATTAATTCAGATAGGTTTAATAACAATAAATTATCACCTTCAACAAAATTTACTAATTTAGGTAACTTTTCTTTCTCACGCCAAGATTTAACGTCAGAAAGTAAAATTTCATTGTCTGTTTGATCAAAAATTTTAGAAATTTCTTTTGTGTTAAAAATCCATGTTGCTGGTGAAAGTATAATATTTTTATATGTTACTCTTGGTAAATAAGTGAATATATTTTCCAATGGTCCCCAACTGAATCCTAAACTGTTAAAACAGTTTTGATAACTTAAGTTACAAAGAAATTCGTAGATTGGTAAAGAATTATTTGAATAGTTATGTGCATTCGTAAGTGTTGGGATTATTTCTTTATTTAATCTTTTGGATCTTAAAATTATTTTGTCATATTTTATTGAAATAACCAAATCATCAATTTGAATTTGATTTTCATATGGCAAAGTTGACTTACAAAGGTATGGTATTTCATAATCTCTTAAATGTGGTCTAGTTAATATATTACCTGTTCTTGATTGTGGAAGATGAACTATTTCAGCTAGAATAACATTTTTATTGATTTCTTGTTCTTTCAAAGTAATTTCTTTTACAAGATTATTTATTTTTTCATTAGAATAACAAAACCTTGATATTAATTTAGCAGCATAACTCATTATTCCTTTTAAATAAATCAAAGATTGATTATTAAAATTGTTTGACAATAAATTACCAAAAACAGAAAATGTTGATGGTAAATCCAATTTTAAATCATCTAATTCAGAAAAATCTTCATCATTGAATACTATTCCTCTGTTATTATTATTAATATTCTTTACATAATATTTTAATAGAAATATTTGTATTTTATTAAATTTAATATCATCATTTAATCCTAAATTAATTAAAGGAATATCTTCAATTAGTGGATTTAAATCAATATTATTTAGGTGATTTAAATTTATTCCTGATTCAGGATCTAGTGCCGCATATAAGGGAACTTCTTTATCACCAAATCTTTCCATAAAAACTTTTTTAAAATCTGAAAGAAATATATTATTGGTATAAACTGTTAATATTTTTAAAAAATCTATAGATTTTAAAATATTTTCGACTAAGTTTTTATCAATTTCACACACTTCAGAATCTTTATACATATCTACTTGAAATAAATTCTTTTCTAATAAGGGTATTTCTAAGCTTTTTATTAATTCACTTGTGGTTTCATATAATAAAATTGATCCACCAATCTTATTACTATTAATTACATCTAATTGTTTGTAAATGCTTTCAACCCTATATAACAATTCATTTTTTAAATTTGTATTTTTTAATATTGTAAAAAATATTTGATAAAATTCATCTCCAGTTACAGATGGTTCAAATTCGTTTAAAAGAATTTTATTCTCAATTAAACTATCTAGAAGATTATGTGATTCTTCAAATTCAAGTCCATTATAAGATAAGAATTCAATAATGTCGTTATAATAACAACCAAATCTTGTCATTTTTAATATACTATCAATAAAAATATTTGATTCAAAGGAAGTATTATTGTACTTTCTTAATTGATTTATATAATGATAATCATAATACCGATATTTTGTTGATAATTTAAATATTGAAGTATTTTTAAAATATTTTAAGTTTTTCTTAATTAATTCATTTTTTGATAAATTCTCAACAATATTACACAATAAATCCATATCTAATCTTAAATGCAGATTATTATATTCATTTTCCAATAACTTTATTACAGTGCTATTACTTATTTTACCTATAGTACAACCAGCAAATAATCCAAAAGGTGTGCATCTTGTAGACATTCTAATTAAATATTGCATTAATGAAAATTTGAATTCATTTTTCTTTTTGGGATTAGTAATATTTTTTTCTAAATAAAATTTGCAAGTTTGATAAATTGAAGTTGATGCTATATATAAAGATTCTAAAACAAATTCACTCGATAAAATTTCATTTATTGAACTATCAAAATCTTTAAAAATATTGTCAATATTAAAATAAAAATCGATTGGCTTTAAAGGAGTTCGTAAAATAAAATGTTCAAAATATTTAAAGTTCTGATGTATTTTCATAAATTAACTAATTAACAAGCATTCATCCCAGTTTGGTTCAATTGAAGATACTGAAGCTAGTAACACTAATCCAATTCCAGCTATACCCAATAATAAATTAGTCATTGGATGGTATCCACCTTCAACATTTGATAAAAAAGTTTTATACCCTGCAAATCCATCTGCGAACGATGCCATTGATAAAGTTTCATTAATCCAAAATTCAGATGCAAACTTAAAATCGCTAATATTTGTATAATTATACATTCTATTAAAAATATGAGCTATACCTGCAGTTCCATGACAAATACCAGCATCAAAAACCGAATTAATTTTTAAATCTCTGCGTTTAGAAGAATGATATAAAATATCAAGAGAGTGTTCAAACCAAATATTATTGTCAAGCGCTTTTGATGCAAAATAAAGAGCTAATCCGATACCAAGATCTCCATAACACCATGAAAGACGAGAAGATGCTGATATTTGTTGATCATTATTGATCCAATATGGAAATTTTGATAAGTTAGTTTCGGATTTATTTTCTTTAGATAATAGAAAGTTAATTGTTTTATTTAATAATTCTTCAATTAAATAATTCTCATTTATTTTGTGGAATATTTTTGATAAAAAAATAATAATACTTGGTAATCCATGAGCTAATCCAAAATTTATAACTTCTTGTTTAGCTGAATAATTAAAAGATTGTAACGGAAAATATTTATTTCCATTAAATTGAGAATTATATAAATTACGAATAATTTCAGTTAACAAATAATTTTCTCTTTTTAGTTGATTCCTTTTAAAAAAGTAAAGGCCATATCCTAATGTTCCATAAAGAAAATCATAATTATTTTTTTTATTTAATTCTTGAATTAAAACTGTAGAAAGAGTACTATCAAGATCATTAAAAAATGTATTTGTATCAATTTCTATGAGATTCTTTTCGTGTAAATGTGTAAATATCCAACCTAATCCACACAACCCATCACTAAATGCTGTATTAGGAATATACTCGTTACAGTTAATTCTTTCTATTAAATTTGTTATTATATTAAAACCATGAAATAAATGGGTAGTATTTTTAGAATGCAAATAGTAATAATAAAAAAACAAAGCAATACCTCCAAAACCAGACATTAATCCAAAATCCCTAGTGTCTGTTAAATGAATCAAAATGCTTTTACTTATCTCTTCAATTTTAGCTTCGATATCTTTGTTATCAGTTAATTTTGTCCAACTCATAAATTAATTCTTTTTTACAAATAATCATTTAAGATATTCAATTGCCTTCTCAATAACTTCGTCACTTTCCTCAATAATTCCTTTAATAGTCCTTTGAACATTTATATCAGGTGTAATGCCATTAATAAATAATTGACTGTCATCTTCATTTGTAATCTTCATTCCGGAAAAATTAAACATTAAATTTCCTAGTAATTTAATTTTTATAACATTTCCGTTTGCTCCAGCCGTTCTTTCACCTATAAATGTACCAATTTTATTTAATTTAAACAAAGAAGCTAAGGTTTCGCCATAACTAATAGTTCCATTGTCAATTAAAAAAACTTTCTTACAAGGCAAGTAATTTTCGTTTGGTATTATTTGCCATTTAACGTTTTTAAATTTTATATCGATTCTGTCTGGATAAATTATTTCTGGTATAAGCATATTGGGGCTACTTGTAGTTTTTTTTGTTAACTTTGATATGAATGGAAAAATATTATTTTTGGGGTACTTCCTTAAATCAACAATTAGTCCATTCGCATTTTTCAATTGGTCTAAATGTATATTAAAACTATCTAAGTTAAATGAAGATAAGTCTATATAAACATTATTTCCACTTAAAAATCTAATACCAGAATTATTTATTAAATCATCTTTCCATAATTTATTTCTAAGCACTCTTGCTAGTTTAAAGTTCATTGAAGTATTATTTCTAATCACAGAAATTTGTATTGAATCTTCAGAGTTAGATTCACCGAAATAACCATAATTTAGATTCATCCATCTTTTCAATTGAGGTGAGCCACAAATAAATTTCTCTCTATCATTTAAGATGTTTATTGCTGGTACATTATCAATATGAGTTATAATATCGCCAAGTTTTATTGGAATTGGATCCAATATTTTATCACAAACAACTTGATTATTTACAAATGTCGATTTAAAAGGCAAAATTCTTTTTGGCATATTCCCTGGCATTAAAACGCTTATATGGCCATCTTTAAGTGGCTCTAACATTAATTTTAATTCAGTTATATAATCTGAAGTATTTTGAATGTTCTCTAAATTGATTAAAGTGGTTTTCAATTGAGTAGTCCAATCTAATTTAGTATATTCAAAATATGGGTAAAAATGCTGAATGATATTCCAAACAATTATAATATTTGCGATTTGGACATTTCTTTGACTAATGAAATTTTTATTATAAACGGTTGTATCAAAATAAGAAATTGATAATTCATTATTATCTAAATGAGGATCACGATAAATTGTAAGAGGTATTCTACATTTTAAATTAGAGATCAATTCTTTTTCAAAAAATTCGTTTGGCTTAGGATAAATATTAAATAATTCACCTGAATATGCATTTTCTAACTTAGATATTTCAAAAGATGATTTACCTTCAATTGGTTCATTTGTTTTTTGTTTTAAAGTATATGAATTTCCAATAATCTGCCAGTCTTTTGGAACTCCTTCAGAATCAAATTCTTCGAAATCGCCATTTGGTATAATTATGTTTGATAATTCCCCATTTTTAGATTCTAATAATTTTAAATCATCTAATTCTATTTCGCCTTTACCATTAAATGTTATACCAATTGATAAGTAATCAGCAGAATCAGAAACAAACATTTTTATAGTAGATTCTGTAAATCCATCTGTCCTGATTGCCTCTTCAGAATAAATAGATGAAAATGAAAAATTCTTTTTATAATTTGATGCTGAAATGCTAACAAAACTATTTGTATCAATAAACTTTGTTCTGATTTTTAATTTAAAAGTTAATTCTTTACCACGATAATTAGCTGCATTCAATATTCGAAAACAATTAAAATCGTTATTATTGGAATCAGTACTTAAGTTTACTCTAACACTCTTAAAAACATCTTTATTAATTATACTATCATGAATACTTGCAAAACCTAAATATTGCCAAAAAACTGGTTTGGAATTATTTTCAGAATTAAATATATTCTTACTTTTTATTATATTATTATTCTGAAATATTTGAATATATGGAGCAATTGGGAAAAAAATATCTTGTAATTTCTTTTCTAAATCATTCAAACTATTAAGATTTTCAATTTCATTTAAATTTGTTATTAAAAGATTATTCCAATCTAAAGAATTAGCTTTATCTCCAGGATAGAAATACTTCACATAACCATATAGCTTGGCAAATGCTACTAAATTATCTATTTTTCTAGCCTCAATTTGAGCATAAACACTAGAAAAATTAAATATAGTTATCAAATATACAATATTAATAAAAATACAAATTATATAAATCTTAAATTTCGTTTTCCTCATTTTAATTCTATGCCATTAAGATTATCAATATTTAATAATAACTTAATTGTATTACGTATGTAATTATATCAAATTGTTTTAACATATATTAACCAAACATTATACATGCACCTGGATCAGCTTTTGAACCACCTGTATCTGGTGGAAAGCACTTATCACCACAACTAACACATGAGAAGCAAGTATTATCTGGATTACAAGAATTTTGATTACAAGTTATTTTAATTGTACCAGTATTAGTTAGACTTAATAATGGTTTAGAATGTTGAGTAATTACTTCTTTGTTTAAATTTAAACTAGGTGATAAAATTAATGGTCTAATTAATTGCAGATTATTACTAATTGGCAGAATTACTGTTCTCAAATCAAATATTGAAGTATTGTTAGAAGTATCATTTAATCTAATACCAATATGAACCTCACCAATGAAATTACTAAATAAAGCCTTTAGTGTTTGAGCACCTGTCCAAGGTCCAGTACCAAAATCAATAACTTGAATTTTCTCATTAAAATTCCCATTAGTTCCTGCATTATCTAAAATACTTATTTGAATTGAATTGTAATTTAAACCACCCAAATTAATTGGGATGTCTATTTCATATTTTAATTCTCCTGGGTTATTTCCATATACATAAATCAAGTTTTTTAAAGCAGGTGGTCCAGAAATATTAGCTGATTGTGTTTGAGCATTCATTGCATTAGCTAACATTCCTTCGTTTGGAAATTGTGCAGCATTAACAGCAACAACAACTGGATTTGATGTAATAGTTAATGGTGAATTTACCCAGCTACTATTAGGTAAATTATAATTTGAACTTAATTTTACAATACCTGGAGTTACTCCAATCATTGAAAAGGCAATAATATCTGTAATTTGTGATGGAAGTGAATTAGCTAAATCCATCCAACCGCCTGAAAACTGTCCCATTTTTCGATCTCCTAAAATTTATTAATTTTTTTGGTTAAAACTATAATAATAATTTTATATTAAGATTATATTAGCTATATTTTTATTTAAGTAATTCATTATATTTAAAAAATTTATTTGATTATTTAATTCATTAAAATTATTTGGTAAAATACACATTCTTAAAACTAAAATTGAACTTTCTATTAAAGGAGGATGCGGTGGTATTGAACTATCATAATCTATTCTTATACCAAGATTTACTGAACCATAATATCCAGATAAAATTAGTTTTAATGTAAAAGGACCGGAAGTGAATGGTGCATTTCCAAATTCAAAAACTTCAATATTGCCATTCTTATCACCAGTTGTTGCAATATTTTCTAAAATACTTATTTGAAGATTATTAATTATTCCAGATGTTGAATTAAAAAAAATATCAAAACTGAATTTAAAATCATGAGGATCATTACCATAAGCAAATATTAAATTTCGCAAAGGAGGCGAAACCAATGATTGATTCATATATTGTGTTTGCATATTCATAGCATTTACAATCGTCACATCTTCATTATTTAAAAAATTGATGGGAATTGATTGAACTGTATTAAAACTTAGAGGTGAAGTATTCCAAACACCATTTAAAGGAGTATTAAATGAAGGAGAATCAATTACATAACCATTCCTAATTACACTTCCTATGATAGAAGCGTAAGACAGAACTTCAGTTATAGGTATAGGTTCCTTTTTTATTAATCCTCTCCAACCTTGATTGAATCTAGCCATTAATGTTTTCCTTAATAGTACATGCCAACATAATTATTGTATTATCATAATTCAATGAAACTTCAATAATTTATAATAGTATATGGATTTTTTTGGGAAAAAGGTGACACTTTTTTTTAAAATAATTTTGTGTAAAGCATAAGTCCTTTAAAATATTAAATTTTATTGCATCTATGTTCTTATCTATAAGATTCATACTAAATTCCATGGTAACCTGTTTCAATACAACCACTGAATACATGCAGATTGGAAGGTACTGAGTGCATTTACCAGAACTCAGGATTTGATTTGTTTTGCATTGTTTAAAATGCCAAAACAGTAAAAATTGATACTGAAATATGGCTGTTTTGATACAAATTTGGTACTAATGTAAAGCTTGAATAATGGAAAAAGTAACGTCAAAACAAATCTATAACAGATTAAGCAAGGTATATGACAGGAGCTATGATGAACCTGTTCATAAGATTGAAGATGATTATATTTATAAGTTTATATCAGATAAGGGATTTACAGAGGGAAAGATTCTTGATTTGGGGTGTGGGACTGGAACACTTTTAAAAAACATAGCAATATTACCTGAAAATTATATAGGATTAGATATAGCAGATAAAATGATAGGAATTTGTCAAGAAAAGTTTCCAAACAATGTTTTTATTATAGGAGATATGTCGAATATACCCAATAAGGAAGGCAGTTTTGATAATGTTATTTCATTGTTTGGAAGTTATTCTTATTCTAATGATCATCATAAAACAACTGAGGAAATAAAGAGGGTTTTAAAACCTAAAGGTAAGTTCTTATTAATGGTTTGCGGAATTAAATATAAAAGCAGAAAATCTTATATTCTGAATAAATTCAATATTGATTCTCCTGCAAGATTTTTCAAAAAAAAAGAATTGAAGCTGTTATTTAAGGATTTTGATAATGTTAAAATCTTTGGTATGACAATGCTTAGTGAAGAACTTTCAAAGCATTTTCCTTTCTCAATTTCCAAAGCATACCATTTTGTTGAAACCAACATATTGGGTTCTATCATTCCTAACAAATTCTATTTTTTAATTATAACTGGTAACAAACATGCCTAAGCACTATTGTATTGAAAACGTTTTTGATGCCGCTCTCGACCGAATGATAAAGCTATATCAGGAAGGACACAGGGTAATAGTTTCCTTTTCTGCTGGTAAAGATTCAGGAATATGCCTTGAACTTTGCATTATTGCGGCTACAATGACTGGTAGATTGCCAGTAGAAGTAGTAATGAGAGATGAAGAAATTATGTATCCTGGTACGTTCGAGTATGCCGAGAGAATGGCTAACAGACCGGAAGTTAAGTTTTACTGGTTCTATGCTAATCAACCTGTGGTTAATATCTTTAACCGTCAAAATCCTTATTTCTGGGTTTTCGATCCTTTGCTTTCTACTGATAAATGGGTTCGTACTCCTCCTGATTTTGCAGTAAAAATACATGAACAGAATATTCATGGACTTATTAGCGAAGAGAAATTTCCACCTGCTAAAGGTAAAGATTTAATTGCTGTTTTAGGACTTCGCACTGATGAATCCATGCTTAGAAAAATGGGTTTGATGTCGAGCAAGGGATATTTAACCAAAGGTAAAAACAGTTATGGAACTTTCTATGCAAGACCTATTTATGATTGGTCTGATGGGGATGTTTGGAAGGCAGTTAGGGACAACCACTGGGACTATAACAAAGCTTATGATGTAATGCACAGATTAGGAGTTCATAGAAACAAGCTAAGGATTGCTCCACCAACTTTAGCTCCTGCCGCTATTGACGGTCTTATGGTTGCTTCAAGAGCATGGCCTCAATGGTTTGATAAAGTTTGCGAAAGACTGTCTGGAGTTAGAACAGCTGGTATGTTCGGAAGAAGGTCAGTCGAACCTATACGAAAACTTGGAGAATCATGGAAGGAATGTTTTTACAGAACTTGTATTGAAGAAGCTCCCGATTGGATAGCCGACAGAGCTCAAAAGGTTGTTAATTATGTGATTCGCAGTCATTCAAGGCATTCCACCGAAGAATTTCCAGAAGTAACAAAATGTCCGAAATGCCAAATGCTTTCTTCTTGGAGAAATCTTTCAAAAATCATGTATATGGGAGAACCATTCTCTATGAAAGTAAAAGTGGATGTGCTACCTTATGTTGAACCTGAATTTTTCAGGGATGGAGCAGGAACTTGGGGAGGAAAACCTACTTGGTAATTTTTTTAAAAATATTACAATGCATTATTATCTGTAACGTCTTGAAATGTATGGATTTAAACAATTTCATAGAATTTATTGCAAGCCAGAAATGGATATTCGCAAAGACTTATTCCGAGAAAGCACCTCATGAATATTGTCTAAAGAAAAACTGCGCTGATATTGAAGTTTTCAATGAAGCTGTTCAATTTATCCGTGATAATGGAGTCAAAGAATTCTTCTTCAAAAAATCATTCATATATTTCTATCAAGACGGTTACAAGTACTGGACTATGGGAGCTCCCATTCCGGCTACAATTCTAATTAACCGAACAAATGATATGAAAAAATATGAGTGATATGAATGAAAACATTTGAAGAAGGAAAATGGCTCTATGGTGATTCCTGGGAGAGATTTCCCATTAATGATGGCGAAGTCTGGCAAGCAGGAAAAAACATCATAGCGGTCAAGGATTTGACAAATTTAACCCAATTAGATTTCTTTGGTATTCCTCAATTCGATATGTCTTATGTCGATCCGCCATGGAATACCGGAAACATCAATTCATTTTATACCAAAGCTGGATTTTCTGAAAAGAAAGAATTTGAT